AAGGCTTGCTGAACTGCTTTAGTATCTGGTAGAAATGCTACGCTGTTAAGCATTTGGTCTAAAGAAACAGCCTTTTCAATTTTTATAGGCTCATCTCCAGCAAATACGAATTCAGGTGTTACGCCTTCGGCGCGTTGAATTGTTGAATACTTTGTTTGCGAAACCCTATCTTTGGAGCCAAATTTTATTATATTCGCTAATTGTTTAGACTCGTCATCTTTCAAGCCCATTTTTTTAGACAAAGTTTCAACTAAATCAACCATAGCCTTTTCAATTACAGCACCGCGCTCTATTGCGCTTTCGGCTTGATATAGTTTTCTTACAGTGTCGGCAATAAATGCTTCTTGAGCCTTTTTGCCAATGATAACTTGAAATCTAGCAGAACTTAGCCAATTTTCTACAGTTTGAACAGTTCTTGTACCGTCATTAAGGTTTACGGTAGTAGAACGAACGTAGTATCTTCCAAATTTTCTTTCTAGGCTTTCTGCAATTTTTACAAGTTTAATATCCGAAGAATCAACTAGTTTCATTGCTGGATTAGCCAGCATACCAGTTTGAGTACGTAAAGACAAAGAACGGAATAAACTAGTGTTTGCCATTCCAGGTTGCAAAAGATTTAAGAAAGTGCCAAGAACTTCGTCTGGTGTTTTAGCAGCAGCCAAAGCCTTAACTGTGTCATAGTCAAGTTTATTCCCGAAAAAGTTTTGTATTTTATAATGGTCTGTTTCTTTTGCTACGACTTCAGCAATACGAGCAAAATTTCTACCAAGTAGATATTTAAGTGGCCTAGAGAAATCATCTGCTAAATTTCCACCAAAATAATCAGTAAGACCAACTTGGTTGTTTATCCATTCACGTAAAATGTTCTTTTCGGATAATTCAGAATTAATTTCTACGATTTCACGTAGACCCTTATACTCTGGGTCACTTAATAGTCTAGTTGCTGTTGCTGTATCTTGATTTGCTACTTCGCGGAATATGTCAAGTTCTTTGACTCTTTCAGCAAAAGCATCACGTTCGACTACAGCCTTATCTAAATCTGCTTGTGCCTTAGCAATAGACTCGTCATTGGTTTTAAGACCTTGTACTAATTTAAGCATATTAGGACCAAGGTTAGTTGGGTCTGCAATCTCTGCTAGTGCATTACCAATTTCTGCTTGACGAATTCCGAAATATGGCTTTACTCCATTTAATAAGAATCCACCAGTTTCTCCGTAGATACTACGTACGTTAGCAATAGCATCCCAATCCCAAATCTTTGACATCTCATCAAAAGCCAACTGCACTGCTTTAGTGCTACCAGATGCACCAATCTTTACAAAGAAGTCACTTAGTGTTCTAAAGTTACCTGGTTGGTCATTAAAAAGCGTGGCCCAGGCATAACCCTTAAGAGCCATAACATCTTCTTGGGATAATCTAGTAACGTCAGTAAAGATGTCTCTAATTGGACGTTCTATGTTTGTATCATCAGCAAGCGCCTTTAAGGCGTCTAAAAATTGAGTACGGCGGAATTGTTCATCCTTGAATGCTTGACCAGTTAAAGAACTTAAGTCAGAAGTCAGGTCTAGTACTTTTAAAGGTTCATCGGTAAGAGAAGTTACAAAATACTCATCTAATCCGTGTACACCAATAGAAAGTTTACCAGCAGAAGGTAGTTCATCTAGAATGATATTGCCTTCAGCAAACCCTTTGGTATTTTTTACATCTGCACCAAGTTTGCCAATAGCCCTTACAAATTCTCCACTTTCGACTTTATCGTGAGTTGAAATATATCTTGTGATATTTTCAACCGATAAAGTCTCTTGAGCAAGAGGATTCTTCTTTAAACCTTCTGCGCTTATTTTAGAAACATTTAAAATAGAACCTAAAGTTTTAGAAAGCGCATCAGACTTCTGTTGTTCAACCTCAAGAAGGTTACGCTCTTTCTTTAAAACCCTATCTTCAACGCGTTTAGTATTTTTCTTAATTAAATCATAGCGTTTACGCTCTAGTGTAGTAATTACATCGTCTGCTTCTTTTAGTGCTACTTCTCTAGATTTAGTAAAAGGCGAAGCATCTTTGTATGCTTTAGAAAGTTTTCTACTTTCTTTGGCTGCTTTAGCAAACGGACCAACAGCAAGATATGTTGAAGGGTCTGTTGCTACGTTTAAAGTAGCATCAACAAGCCCAGACATAACTCTATAAGCAGTCTGGTCAGGAGTTAAGCCTACTGATTTAGCAGCAAAGCGTCCAATTGTAAAAGATTGACCAAAAACTTTACCATAAGAACTCATAGCCTTGGCTTGGTCTTTGCCAACACGGCTTTCAGGGTTAATAAAGAACCCATTGCCTGTATCTACGCCTGGTTTACCACCAAGAACATCAGAAATTAACGCTCCAAGTTGCGTTTCTTTACCATAAAGAGGTTTTGGCGTTTTTCCAGTTGAAATATCGCGCACTGCAGCAGTAATACTATCATAAGGATGACGTAATGCAGCAAAAGTTAGACGAGTAGCGCCTTTAAATGGGTCATAAATAGCATTACGGAATGTATCTCCGATAGCATTAAGAAAACCACGGTCTTCTTTAACGGTAGATTTAATTTTATCTAAGTTTAAAGCATCGTTTTTAAGTTGCGAGATGCCATCCATAGATACAATCTTGCCAATTCCAGGCGTATTAACCGTAAGTCCTTGGCTAACCATAGCCATTACTAGGTCTTTGCTCATACCAGGATATTTATTAACTATTTGTTCAAAGTTAGTATACATTGCTGGTTGTAGAGTATTTGCTTGAATAGCAATTCTACGACGCAGAGAGTCCTGGCTATTGTTATAGACAGCCTGAGCAGCAGAACCTAGAGTAGGTTGTTTTAATTCAGCCACTACTTAGCCCCGTTTTTCTTCGTTATACGCTTCTACAATTCTAGCAAGTTGTGGAGTTGGATTAGCAAGATACATAGCACGGGCTAGTAACTCACCTTGATTAATATCATCAACAGGTGTCATCAAAGCAGAACGGTCACGACCAGGACCACCAGCAGCGCCATCAGAAAGCGGCACTCCTTCTTCACCTTGTGCCATTAAATTAATAGCAGGTAAGGAGTTAGCAAGAGGATTAGCGGGAGCAGGTTCTGCTACTTTAGTAATAGCGCCTTGTGATAATTCGCCTAGTTCCTTACGTTGTCCGTAAGTACCGCCAGAAGCCTCAGCAATATTCTTGCCTTCTCTTTGAATTTTTTGTACGTTACCTAAATCATTTCTACGAGATAGTTGCGCTGGCCCACTTGGTAAGTCTTGCATTGACATAGTTTAGTCCTCATCTTCGTCGAAATCATCCAGTGGGTTTTTAATTGGGTCGGTTGGGTCAATTATCCAGTTAGGATAACTTGACCTATCCATAGCAAACGCTAAAGCAGTAGATTCGTCCATACCTGCTTTGCGTAGTGAATCATAAACTTCTTTAGTTGCAATAGCCCAGAAATCTAACTTAGTTAGAATTGGCTCTTTTACTGTTCTAGGTCGTCGTGTCATTTTCTTGACGACTTTCTTAACTGGCTTCTTCTTAGTAGCCATATCAGCCTGCTAATCCAGCCAAGATACTTGCTAGGTCAGTAGGGGCAGTAGGGGCTCCGCCAGAGGCGCCAGGAGCGACTGGGGACGTAGGCGTCTCAACTGGAGCCTGTGTGCCTGGCGGAACCATCTCTTCCTGCATAGGCTGTTCAGGCGCGGGTTGCGGTGTAAATACAGCCAGTGCAGCAGCCTCTATAGTGTCCCCTTTGCGACGACGTTCAATAACGTCGGCAATTTTTTGAATCAGCATAGATGGGTCTTGACCTTGAGCAGCCATAGCAGGAATTGCTTGGGCTGTTGCTGTTACAGCAGCGGCTAGATTGCTACGCATTTTTTCAATTTCAATACGTTGTTCTTCCATAGAAACGTTAACGTTCCACGGTAATTCACGTCGAATGAAATCCTTGGATACTAAATCAGCACCAAGTGCTTGAAGAGAGAAAATCAGAGCGCGCGATGGGTCAAGTCCTGCCATTAAACCGTAACGTACTTCAATAGAAGTGTCACCTTTAATGTCTTTGCTTGGTGTGTACTTTAACTCGTACGGAGTACCCTGCGCTGTACCTCTGACATTCTTTTCTTTATCGAAAAGGACTTCGTCCATCTCGAAACACGTTTTTAGGACATCCTCTAGTGTCTCACCAAGGATAGTCTGTCCTGCTTTAATCTGTGAATCAAAAGCACCAAGTAGTGCTTGTACGCCTTGTCCAGTAATAATGCTGGCATCAATGTTACCAGTTCTACCTTCAGGATAGCGAGCACCTAAACGTAATTCTGCTTGTAGGGCTGCTTGTTCCTGGAATGCCGCTGGTGGCATATCTAGTCTTACTCTACCAACACCTGCTGGATTAGAAGTACGAATAATTGAATCTGGACCCATAGGAAGGTCAACAACATCAGATGGAACAACCAATGGTGCTTGGATTGACTTCTCTGCTGCTTCCATAGCAAGGTTAGCAAAACGAGCACGGGCAAGTTGTACATAGAGTACATCATCAAACTGTCCACGCATTTCATCGTCAACTGTAGGACGCTTTGCAATGTAGACAGTCATCTTACCAAGAAGGTTAGGTGCTGCGTTTAAAACAAAGTTACTTCTGCTAGGTAGATAAAGAACAGTAACATCTTTATCTGTATAGCGAATCATTTCAACCATTGAGTTTGTATCTTGGTTGAATCCATCACGTCCAAGTAGGAACGGTGCGTACTCAGGATACTCTACTGCAAGTTCACCAATAGTTTTATAGTAACGCTTTGCGTATGCTACGCATCTACCAAATCTATCAAAGTCTGGATAGACACCCATAGGGTCTTCTACGCGAATACGCGGTAGGTTTGCCTCAAAGTCTGGCTCAACGTGAATTGGCAAAAATCCATAAGTAAAATACCAGTCAGCACCAGAGTACATTTGAGACTGTAGACGTGAGTGATAGATGTAATTGTTTGCAATCATCGTACGCTTGTCAGCAAATGTTCTGGCTTTATCGTTATTAATGTTCATTGCTGAACAGTTAAAAGATGGTAATGGTGCTAGTACTTCAGCCAAGTCACGTGCTGCAACATCAACAAAGTTGGCAACCATAGACTTGTCCATACCTTCAGGAAACAGGTCTGGGTAGATTTCACCCATATCTCCCTTGCGTACGGCAAGGATATCCGACATGCGCGCATCGCGGTCAGAGTTACGCATCTTAATATTATCGACGCGCCGCGCTATAGAGTGGATATCAAATTCCATTATAGTCCTATTCGTACATAGACAACTCATAATCGTTCACATTAACTGTGTAACGGTTATCTAGTTGTCTTCTTGTAGCCCAT